GTATAAAGCGCTCCCCAATAGAGGATCGCCACGGTAATTTTAATGTATTCGCATTTGAAAATTGGCTAATTTGAGTTATCATTCATTTTGCAAACAACTTACGGATACGGCGCAAGAACCTGGGATGGACCCAGGCACGCGCAGCAAAGGAGATCGGCCTGCAGTATAAACAGAACGCAATCAATTCTATAATACGCAACATTTCGGACGGTGAACTTCAAAAGCTCCTGCAGGAATTAGGCAACAAATATCAGGTCACCGTCGAACGGTACCAACATTGGGAACTTGGCAAAGCGCACCCTGAACCGGAGATCGAACTGGCCATCGTCGAGGTCTTCCTGGTAATAGACCTCCCCAACTTTTTATACCACGCCCACCAAATAAGTCGACTAGACACAAATATCATTTGTGTTGAAGATGTTGCTGCATAAGAGTACATTACACCCGCACACCAACAGTTTTTTAACTTATAAAAGCAATTCCACCCCTCTTACTAAATATTTTTGTAAGGAACAAACCCCAATACCCACATGCATACGTTTGCAGGAAACCTAAAAAAAGCTCGTGAAGCCAAAGGATGGACACAGGCAAAAGCAGCTACAAAAATCGGTATCAAACACCACAATCTGTCAGCCTATGAGGAGGGTCGGAGCACTCCATGCCCAATCACGTTTGCAAAGATCGCCCGCGGTTTCGGGATCACCGATATCGGATTTGCAGACAATAAGGATTTTAAACTAAGCGCATGAAACTCAGCTATCCAACCGCTGGCACCCCTGATTTAAAGCAACGGCAAGCCCGTCGCCGATGGATTCGCAGAATTGGGATAACAATAAAAAAAGTACAACCCAATGGGCGCACCTAAAGGAAATAAATATGCTGTCGGCAATAATGGCGGCAGGCCACCGGTGTTCAAAACAGCCAAGAGGTTATTGCAAACTATTGACGAATATTTCATTTACATACTGGGAGAATTCCATTTAGAAAATAGGATCGTAACGAATATTGAAACTAACAAGGACGAATTTATCTCTGAAAAAGTTTGGGATCGAAAACCAGAACCGACCACAATAACCGGGTTGACATTGTATTTAGGATTTTCAAGTCGTGCCTCATTAGATGATTATGAGAAAAAAAACGAAGAGTTTTCGTACATAATAAAAAAGGGCAGATCGCGCGTTGAGCATGAGTATGAAAAAAACCTGCATAGCAACAATAACACAGGCTCAATATTCGCCCTGAAAAACATGGGTTGGAAGGACAAAACAGAAGTAGAATCCAACATAACCCAACGAACTGTAATAATTGATACCACAGGCACCTCAGATAATCAAATTCACCCCGAAGCAGGCGGAAGCTAAGCGCGTATCTGAAAACAATACCATCACTCTTTATGGCGGTGCGATCCGCGGGGGCAAAACATGGTGGCTTATACTTATGTTTTGGGTATTAGCGAAACAATTTCCCCGCAGCCGTTGGGTTATTGTCCGGGCAACAGTGCCTACTCTCACACTTACAACACTTGTTACACTTCAATCTTTGCTTGATGCAGGGCTAAGTCAGGATGTTACCTCATGGAACGCCCAAACCAAAACAGTTACACTTTATAATGGTTCACAAATCATTTTCATGGCAGAGAGCTTTGATACCGATAAGGAATTAAACCGGTTCAGAGGACTTGAAATAAACGGTGGCGGCATGGATGAAATAAACGAGTGCCAGGAACTTACCTTCTTAAAAATAATTGAACGTGCGGGGAGCTGGCAGCATAGCCCCGGCTGCCCTATACGAATATTGGCCACCTGCAACCCCACAAACAACTGGGTAAAAGAAAGGTTTTATGATAAGTGGGTAAGCGACACGATGCCTAACGGTTGGGCGTACGTGCCAGCAAAGATCGCAGATAATCCACACCTATCACCTGAGTATGTGGAAGGCCTGAAGATGCTTCCAAAGTTTCAATATATGGTTTTTGTTGATGGAGAGTGGGACGTACAGCTTAAAACAGGTGGCGAATTCTATAAATGCTTCGAGCTGGATGATCATGTTAAACCAACAAAGTACGATCCATTACTGCCGCTGCACATTTCATGGGATGATAATGTTTCACCCTATTTACCCCTTGGAATATTTCAGATACATAAGAACATTGGCGGCTATGAGCTGCAAATGATTGATGAGATATCGGGCATCACACCAAACAACACAATCAAATCGGTATGCGCTGAATTCATACGCCGCTATCCTGCGCACGCATATGGGTTGTTTGTGTATGGCGATGCCACAGCACAAAAAGAAGATACTAAACTGGAAAAAGGATACAACTTTTTTCGATTGATCACTGAATATCTAAAACAGTACAAGCCACAATTACGGGTAATGACCTACAATCCATCAGTGGTAATGCGCGGCAATTGGATCAACACTGTGTTTGAAAAAAATATTGGCGGTCTTACATTCACCATTGGGGATAACTGCAAAAAAGCCATAAATGATTTTGTATTGCTGAAAGAAGCAGCAGACGGAACGAAATCAAAAGACATGGAAACAAACGCAGCAACAAAAGTGCGCTACCAGAAGGTGGGCCACTTTACAGACCTTTTCGATTACCTGGTCTGCAGTGCTTTTCCCGGGCAGTTTTCAGCATACCAGAAAGGAACCGGCGGCATGACCATAACGGTAGGCCACAACCGGGCAAAAAATAGTTACTAAAATATTTTGTTTTCAATAAATGAATTGTACTTTGAATGCCTAAAATTAATTTTATGCAACGCAACAACGGACAAGTAACGACTTCGTTACAAAAAATTCAAATCAATGTCGGTGAGATCATCGATCAACTGACCTGGCTCGGCACCCAAACGAAAAATCCGGAAACCGTGATCTTTGCCAACAAAGCAATGACCCGGATCGAAGAGGTAAAATTATTCGCGAAGGCGGCATGTAACGAGTTACTGCTGGAACCCCCGGTAGAAACAGATGGCCTTCTAAGTTATACAAAAGCCGAAGGCATACATGGGAAACATGGATATAAATTCCTGCCTTCGCATCAATTAGCAACGGTTTAATTTTTGGGTTTTTGTAACGGGTTTTCATGTCAAGCAAAGGGCACTCTGAGTGATGAACGGGTGCCCTTAATAATTTTCAAAAATTCTATAAATGCCATACTACACAAAGAAAGACATGCACGGCCTCAAGGCTGGAGCGCTCCTGCAGTATAATGAAACAACAAGGAGCTATTATTGCGATGCCGACAATTACACACCCGCTTTTCATTTTCCAGCGGAAATAGTAAGCACCCCCGGAAACGGTTTTTTTGAATACCGCACCCACGAAGCATGGAGAGCCATGCAATACCCCCTCCCAAAAAGCGAAGCAGAGTTATTCGTTATCGCAAATAAAAGATTTCCATGGCAAGGCGATATGCACTTCAAAAGGCACGATGCCCAATTACACGCCTTCGTCGAAGGGTGGAAAGCCGCCTGTATCGCCAACACCAACTCGGAAATCGCCACAACAAAAGAGCTCACCGAGGCGGAACTAAAATGGCTAAAAACTTTTATATACAAAAATAAAATCTAAAGGGTTTAGAAAAATATGACCGCAACCAAATCGAAGTCCTAAATTGGGAGAAATCCAATCCCCCCTATGCCGTTTCTGATTGCAAAGGACTTCAGTAAGCAGATACAATCTGATAACTTAAACCAGGTAATAGGCGGAGATCAAAGCATATCAGCCACAGCACAAGCCACAGCACTGGAGGAAATCACCTCATATCTCATTCAAAAATACGACCTAACAAATGCGCTTCAACCATCGAATCCATGGGCGAATACCCAGGCATATAAAGCAGGCAATCAGGTCTATCTTGATGCATCTTTGTACCAACCTGCCACCCTTTACGTTGTAGGGAATTTTGCGGTTCAGGCCGCAAATTTTTATATCTGCACGACCAATACAACAGGGGTTTTTGCCCCCGGGAGCTGGACGTTAATTGCACCTCAATACTCATTTTATTTTGCCCGTTATCCATATACTATGTTTAACTATACAACCCAATACGCGGTCGGTGATCTGGTTTTTTGGAAAGATAGCGCCTACACATGCCTGATCGCCACACAACCGCTCAGCCAATCTTCAGCACTTCAGTACGGCAGCTACCAAAACCTGCCGTTGCTGAACGTGGCTCCAGACAATGTGAACACCGGCGCCTCATATTGGGGAACCGGCGTAGCGTATTCTGTCCCCATTTCAACAGCGATCACTGACACAACCAAGTGGACTGCGGGCGATAACCGCTCTCAGCAACTGGTTACCTATGCGGTGGACATAACGCTTTATCATTTGCACAGCCGCATTGCGCCAAGAAACATACCAGAGCTAAGAATAGTTAGGCGCAACGAAGCCACAAGCTGGCTCAAAGCAGTAAGCCGCGGTGATATCACAGCCAACATCCCAGAATTACAACCAACACAGGGCGCCCGGATCCGGTACGGCGGAAATATAAAAAATACAAACTCTTTTTGATGCCTTACCCCGTAAAACCACCAACTGGCACGACAGTCCTTTAAAACCCTCGTTTCACATGGAACAAGATCCAATGATAGCTGCGATAGAGATGCTTTTAAAAGCCAAGGGCTCCTGGCTTGTTTATGTTGGTGAGGGCAATGGGACAATTTACATGCAAGGCCTTTCACCAAAAGAAGCTGAGGGGGTCATCGGATGGCTGGGAGATCAGTGCGACACGAAATACCAACAGGAAGCCGACCTGGATTATATTAATAACCAACAATGAGCAAACGCAACCGCATATCGCAGGCAAAGAACTTCCTGAATTTCAACACGCAAAACCTCGGCCAGCAGCAGAACCTAGGCACCAATAAAGCTGACCCCTCCCGCAACCTTGCCGAGTATATCTCACCCATACAGCTGACCAGGCTCAGGCAAGACGTCGCCAGCTGGAGAGATTCATTTAATGAAGCAGAGCGGGCATACTACCCTTTCCGGGTAAAGCAGCAGCGCATGTACATCGATACAATTTTGAACGGCCATGTTTTTGCATTGATGGAACGCCGCAAGGATTTATCCCTGCTGCGGAGCTTTAAAGTTTGTGACGAGGCCGGCGAACAATCCGACGTACTCACACAAATGATGCAGAAGCAGGTATGGTTCCAGGATTTTATCAGCTACGCAATGGACGCCTTATTTTTTGGCTACAGCCTGATATCCCTTGGTGACATTGTAAACGAATCAATGCAGGAATCAACACTGGTACCGCGCTGGTTTGTTTCGCCAGATCGCCACCAGGTAGGCAGCTACATATACTCTCCGAGCGGCAAAGATTTCCGGGAGGCACCGCAAAGCGACTGGCATATTTACGTGAAAACAAAATCCGACAACGGAACCAGCCCCTGCGGTTACGGACTATTCCACCAGATAGCCTTATATGAAATTTACTTAAGAAACACAATCGGATACAACGCCGACTTTGTGGAACTATACGCCATGCCCTACCGCGTTGGCAAGACAACCAAAACAACCGATGAGGAAAGATCCCAACTGGAAACGGCGATAAAAAACATGGGCAGCGCTGGATACGCCATCATTGACCCAATGGATGAAATCGAATTCCTCGAATCAAGGCTGGGCGGAACCGGATACAAGTCTTACGAATCACTCGAGCAGCGCTGCCAGAAGACAGTATCAAAATTGATCTTAGGTCATGCCGATGCCGTCGATAGCACACCCGGAAAACTTGGCGCCGGCCAGGGAGCCAAAGATGGATCCAACACCGACGGATCACCCGTGGGTATGGCGCTCTCCGATAAGCAAGCCCGCGATGCAAAATTTATAGAGCCGATAGTAAACCGCCAGCTCTTCCCACGCCTAAAAACGATTCAGGAGCTGACCGGATTTAAAGATGTCATCATCCCGGAAGGCTACCACTTTGAATACGTTAATGACAACGAAGACGAGGAGCTCAGAAGCAGGGAAGACACTACCAACCTGGTCACGGCGCAGATCGCGCAGACCATGAAAAGCGCAGGCCTGCAGATGGATGCCAAGTATTTCTCAGACCGGACCGGAATCGTAAGTGAGCTATTGCCACCGCCGCCCGCACCGGTGATTAGTGGGAAGCCAGGACTCAGCGACAAGGCGAAAAATATGCTTAAATATCTTTATAAATAATGTTTAAGTACGCTGCCGAATATATTGAAAAACTCATCAAAGGAATTTTCGACGGAGACATAACCGAACATGACCTGCCGACGAGTTTGTACCATGAAATTGCAGAGTATCTGAAAGCCGGTCTGTACAAAGGGTACGGGATGACACTTAAGGAATCATTCGGCACCTCAGACCACGAGCTGCTGAGCGAGCTGAGAGAAAATATTTACGCTTTCAGCGCGGCAAAAACATACCAACAGGTGCGCGACATGACAGACAAACTAACCAACAGCGACGGGGAAGTTATCCCGTTTAATGAATTTAAAGAAGAAGCTGGACAGATCTTTGACACCTACAACAATGACTATTTAAAAACAGAATACAACACCGCCATCGGCCAGGGACAAATGGCCATCAAATGGAATGAAATACAAGCTAACAAAGACATATTGCCTTTTTTGGAGTATTCTACTATCGGCGACGCTTGCGACATTTGCGCTCCTCTGGATGGTTTCACAGCTCCGGTGGATGATCCAGCATGGGACACCATAATGCCCCTGAACCATTTTAACTGCGAATGTATCGTAGAGCAACTGGATCAGGAAGAAGGCGAATCAAAGGAAACACCCGAAACAGACCGCGACGAGACCCTCGAGAAAGTAACTGGTCGGATGAACGATGTTTTCAAAATGAACCCGGGCAAAGACGCTGTGATTTTTTCGCCTGATCACCCATACTTTACTGTACCAAAAGCTGACCGGGACTTTGCCCGTGCAAACTTCAATCTCCCAATACCTAAGAAAGACTAATGATCAAAAAACTGACCTACCGTACCTCATCTTATCAATTCAGGGAATTGTTTGCCGAATTAATTGATTACGCATCTCTTGAGTTTACCCATTTTTTGGGCGGCTTTGAAAAGGTAGGGGATAAACCCGGGAGTGATAACAATTCAAAATGGCATGAAAAGTTTTACGCCGGCATGCGCGGCTCTTACTTTATCGATTGTTATAACCATTTTTTATTGAACATTATAAGGCCCCAGTTTTCAGAGGCGCTCGTGTACCAAAAATACCCAACACTAAGAATTCAGACACCTAACGGGAAAGGCGTAGCCGCTTACCACATAGACTCAGAATACAATCACCCTGTTGAGGAAATAAATATCTGGTTACCATTCACGCATGCAAAAGATTCGGCCAGCATTTACATTGAAAGCGAACCAGGGAAAAGAGATTATAAGCCACAGGATGTAAAATACGGCGAATACATCATGTTCGAAGGTGGGAGACTTTCACACGGCAACGAAGTAAACAAAACAGGAAAGACACGGGTTAGCATTGACATGAGAGTAATTCCAAACTCAAAGTTTAAGCCAAGTGAACTGAAAGGGCTGGCCTATGGGAGGGCCCGTAAAATTGGAGACTACTATGAAATTATAAAATAATCCAACGTCATCTACTATGAATCAAATCACACAACGCCCGGAACCCTTCGATTGGAGCCAGTACCAGAGAACTTATAACAACGCCATCGATATCGTCGGCCAGGCGGTAGGTCATGCCCGCAGAACACACAAACCATTGAAGGCAATTATTTTGAAGCCGGCAAGCCACGACCTCCTCCGCGCTGGAGTAAAGCTCCTCATGGCAAAGCTGGGACAGAAGATGGATGAAATGGCGCCGATGTTTTTCGATGGCGTGGAAATAAAACGAGGCAACTCAATGCAATTCGACAGCATCAAATGTGAATATTACCAGAGCACGATCAATGAAATGCCCTAATGGATAACAAATTTGGCACCGGCCTGATGATGCAGAACCTGGAAAAGCTTAAACGTGAGCTCCCGGTTTTACTCGCCAATCAGGCGCAACGGCATTTCACGGCCAACTTTAAAGCGCAGGGATTCGAAGGCGATCACTGGAAGGAAGTGAAGCGCCGCATTGAAGGAACACCGGAATACAAGTATCCGAAGACAAAGGGACTCAGCCGGCGGACCAGCCCGATACTGGTGAGGACAGGAAAACTCAGACGGGCCGTGAGCGAATCGATACGGAGCAAAACATTTACATCGATAAAACTGGTGGCAGCATTACCGTACGCGAACTATCAGAATGAAGGAACCGACACAATACCAAAGCGACAATTTATGGGCGATAGCCCGCAGCTGAGAAAACTGCAAACAGAATTGATCACCGACTATATGAAAAAATTACAGCCTTGAAAAACAAGAACAAAAAAACCGACAAAGCAAAAAGAAGGCTTCGACACCTAAAAAACGAATTTAAGCAGAGGCAGGCGTCGGCAGAATTTAAACAGAAGGCACTGGCCTTTGAAAAACAGTACGAACTATGATACCAGGAATGTTAAACGGAGAGGTTGTTTTTTATTGGCAAACAGATAAAAACGTACCGATGAAAGGCGACATGATAAATTACGAGGGAGTGAATTACGAAGTTCTGTACCGGTATTACACCGGCATGAACTTGCAATTAATTTTAAGAACATGGCCGGAATAAAGCAACCCATACAGGACGTACTCGCCAAGTTGGCAACGCTGACGGTAACTAACGCCGACGGGCAAACGTTATTTCTTTACACGAGGATATGGAATGAGCAGCCCAAATTTGAAGAGGATGGACACGGCACGGTTTACCCAAAGCCGGCAGCCTTTGTCGAAGTGGTCAACAAAGCAGAATACAAAGAAATCGGCGTCGGGTTCCGGGCTTGCGATATCGCATGGCGGGTACACCTGATACATGAATATTATAATCAGGATGGAACCTTCGAGCAAGATCTTACAATTTTTGATTTAAGGGACCAGGTGATCATGCTCCTGGCGCTTTACCAACCGACCGCATGCGGACCGATGGTTTGCGTCGCGGAGGATCAGCAATACGATCACAAAAACATTTATCACTGGACCCTCGATTTCATTTGCCACTTCATCGACAGCAAGGGAAGCTGGTACGACCCTGCAGCTGGCAAGTACATCTACAGCACACCGCCCACGGGACTGGACATCGAGGTTTCTGATATCAGCAACAGGTCGGTAATGATCACTGAAGGATTCCAGGCAATCCTGGGAGAAACCGGACAAAACGTAATTGTACCAGAATGACAAGACTCATCATCATATTAGCGATTGCCATAGTGATTGCCATCCTCTGCATTGAGAAACCAAAAAGCACACGAGCCTCCCGGAGGATCCACCAGATGAGAATCAACACAATCAAACGCATGGAAGCGCGCAACTTAAAAAAGAAATAACCATAATGGCCAGAAGTATATCAACGATTCAACAGCAGATCCTTGACAACATAACAGCGGACCCAACAATCGGCCCGGCACTAACGAGCACCAGTAAACGGGCAATATTTTTAATATTAGCCTTCATTGTTGCCACAGCTATAAACCTCCTGGAGCAACTGATCGACATTTTTACTTTGAACGTTGAAGCAATAGCTGCAGCTGCAGCACCGGCAACAGCCGCCTGGATCCAGGCACAAATTTTTAAATTCCAATATTCGGCGACGGTGCCGCAGACGATCCAAATAATCAACCTTGCCCCTTCATACCCGATCATTGACACCACGCTACAAATCGTTACCCGCTGCAGCGTTACCACATCGGTAGCAAACCAGGTGCAGATAAAAGTGGCAAAGGGGACGCCCACGCCCATAGCACTTGTTACAGCAGAGCTGAACGCCCTGAAAGCATACATCAATCCGCCCTACGGCGTTGGAATTGCCGGCGTAACATACAATATTACCAGCGGCAACCCGGACCAGCTATACCTCGCGGGCACTATTTTCTATAACGGAGGATACAGCGCCGTAATTTCCGCCAACGTTATCGCAGCAATCACAACCTTCTTAACAACGGTACCTTTTAACGGGCAGATGAAACTTTCAGATCTGGAGCTGGCCATTCGGGCCGTCGCCGGCGTTAACGATGTTTTACTTGTGAATGTAGCCGCTCGATCTGACGCCCAGGCATTCGGAACAGGTACCAGCCTGATACTTTCGCAAACAGTACTCGCGCGTTTATGGAATACCGTTAGCGGGTACATAATCCCGGAAACAACAGCAGGACAAACACTCGCCACAAGCCTAACATTTACAGCAGAATGATACCAAAACTTATTTTAATAATCTGGGCGATGGCGAACATTACACTGTTTTTGGTTGCAGGCTGCAGCCAAAGAGATATCCCGCAGGCTGAGATCGGCACCTTCGAAGTGATATCAGCCGACACGATACCACAGTACACCAATAGCCGGTACGTTACCACATGGTATGACATTGCGCACAAGGTGACCTATACGGTATATACTAACTACCCCTCCGGGTTTAGGAAGGGACAAACCATACCAGGACTCATAAGAAAATAATGGCCAACATAAACGATATCAGCTTTTCAAAATTCGCGCAAAGGATGCTGCCACCGGACAAACGCAACCCGGTCATCACTGCGTTTTTGAATGCGCTGCTGGCACCGCTGCAGTGGATCTCCCGACTTTGGCTGGTAGAATACACCGCCGGCACGACCGCGGCTGCCTGGTCTAACGCCATCACCTACGCGAAATATGACCAGGTGATTTATCAAAAAGTTGTTTTTGAAAGCCAGATAAACGCCAACACGTCCAACCCGCTAACGCCCATCAAATGGACAGTGGTACAAAATAATTTTATAGGCCTTGGAGAGCGGATCCTTTACAACGGGGGATGCCTGACATTGACCTATGCGCTAAACAAATGGTTCGGTACCGTATTCCGCCAGGCCACAGCGCTCAGTGATATCTACATCTCAACCAACACCCTTGTGGCGCCAGTTTTTCGGGTAGGAACTACCGAGGGACAAAGCAGCTCCGTGAGCACGATAGGCTCATCGGAATTCGTGGGTACCTCGGACGCGATCACCGTAGCGGTCAACATTTCAATCTTTGTCCCGGTCGCTGTTTACAACACCCTTGATGTAGCAATGATCAACAACAACAAAATTTTTAGAAATTTCGCTGACAGGTACATCCCTGCAGGACTTATTTATACGGTATCAACTTATTAAAATTGAAAAAATATTTTGCCTTTTTATTACTATTGGCTGGTTGCACCGTGACTATCCCCATGCACCTCCCGATACCAACACCCGAACCAACCCAAGTGAAACCGCAGGCGGACACCGCATGGAGAACGCTCGAGTTTATAAAACTGAATTCCTGCTGCTATGACACCAGCCGCAGCATCAGTGATGAAATGCCAGGGATACTACAATACGATTCTACAAATTGGGAGTACAGACAAACAAATTCTAACGGCAAGATAATGCGCGAATGGCGGAGAATTAACGATACAATAAATCACAACCTATGAAAAAACTTGATCTATCCAGCGTAAGCGCTACAAACCAATTCCCGGTAAAAGAAGGCACACTGGACTTTATAAACCTGGCATACCAGGAATGCATAACGGCACTCGGCAATAATTTGCTCGGAGACAAAGCTAACTCGGCCAACGGATATCGCCTGTACGGGTGTAAGAACACCGGAACCGGATTAAACTTTATAATTTCCGCCGGCGCGATCTTTTATGGCGGTGAAGTTTTCCTGGTACCAGCCGCAACCTTTACTGCAGCAGGCGGACAGACAGCGGTGGCAAATATCGTTATCACCCAATACACAACCAACGCTGACCCCGTAATTTTTACAGACGCCGTATCCCGGAACGTTCACAATATACGGTCGGTAGTTTTCGCATCGGCGGTAAGCGCAAGCGGCCTTTTTGATTTCAACAACATACGCGAAACGACGATCGGATTAAAGAATGATATCCAGGCCACACTCCCCTCATCATACACCGCAACCTTTGAACAGGACCGCGCCACATTCTTTACTTCGGCAACGGTAAACAGTACGATCACCTTCGATTTCACGGACGCGGTACCAGGGACCGTGGTACGATTGAAGTGGACTTTTGGAGCTGGACTAACGCTCACCATAAACGTCCCTGCAGGATCCACGATCATCCGCGATTCAGGCAACCTGGCCGCGGTGGCATCAGCCAACAACCTCCTTTATTTCATTTACCTGGGTAAAAACGAGGTCGGAAATGATGAGGTTTCATATACTTTAAAACAATATTAAAATGATTTTACGGTACGCATCAGCACTGGACCCGGGAGGAGCAAGTGGAACGCCTTGCCTTTTCGGAACAACAACCGGGATAACGGGCGGCCCTTCTTTTGGGCAGGAAACCGAAAACATCAGCGGCGCCGCAGGAGCAATCGTTAATCTGCAGGTTACTCTTTACACCGTGAGCAACACAATGGGGCAGGTATTGGTGAATAGCTCTCAGGTTTTTCTGAATAACACATTTTCCGTAACCCTCGACGGCGGCGGAGCCGGCAGCTTTGTGGCCAGAGTGCAGGGAGATGCAACACAAACAGGAACGATAGTGCGGGCGATTTTTACAATCACCAGCGTTAGTATTGGACAAATCGGGTCTCCATCGGTGAAACAAATAAGCAAGGTTTTTTAAAATGTGTAAGAAAAAGCGAATAACCCAGGTTTCAACACTGGCAAGGCAGGTGCAGACGTACCCGTCCCCGAAATACTTCGGGCTCTTTATCGCATATGCAAACCTAAACGAGATGAAAAAATCGGAGGCTGCAGCGCATATGATTCGCTGTTTTTTTGATCAAATGCCCGAGGGAGAGAAGATCCGCATCGTTAACTGCAGGCGGGAAATTAACTTATAAGTTAAGTTTTAAAAGACCAAGGGATTGACAAAAGATGAATATATTGCGTAAGGGTTGCGATTTTTTTGTGGTCTTTGCAAAAAAATCGCAACTTAGCAGGCACTTCTTAACAATAAAAATATATGAATAAAATGCCTATAATTTACCGTTATGTTACTCAGGTTTGCAGGGCTTTTGTAAATTTGTTTACAACAAAAGCCGAACGTGAGCAAAGAAAAGCAAAAATGGAAGGAAAATTGCTTAAAGGCGGCAGCGAAATTGACGGGCGTTTTGTCAATTTCTCTCTTGACCGTTTTCAATCTGACGGGGCTACTGGTATTATTTCTTTACCATAGCTTGCGAGCACGCGATTACGTATATTGAGTTCCCTTTTGAATCTTTATTTGGGTGCGTAAAAATGCAGATGCCCCCGATAGGTATATACCCCTGACTCATTAATTTGTTTACCTTTTCTTCAAGCCTTTGGTAGCCCAATTCGTAAACTACTTTATATTTAATTTCTTCCATAGCAAATATTTTAATCCGTCTTTCGGTAAACAGAGCATGGACTCAAAACCGAAGCGTTGGCCTGCAATTTTCATTACATTTTTACTCTTGGCTGTGTTTTAGCGCCTGTTTAATATAACGCGTATTATAGGCTTTTATTCATGCCTTTGCCTGCTATAGGATTTTGAAGTGGAGCTGCTTTTTATTGGCGGTCCCGAGTAGCCTCAAATAATTGTTAACTTAAAATCGCCCCGCCTCGTTCGGGGCTTTTTACTTTTATGCCCTAACCGCGATTCCACCCTTGAAATTCCGCTATGTCCACAATGTAGAAAGCTCCGAACCGATCATGTTATTAAATAAACATATCGGTTTCATAACGGACGAAGGAGGGATGGGAATTGATGGTTCTGTTTTTCAGGAAGAATTGCTCGCCCTTGACCAAATGGGCAAAAAGCGAATACAGATATGGATCAACAGCGTAGGCGGAGTAGTTATGGATGGTTATAACATCTGCAACGCAATTTTAAAAAGCAAAACACGCGTTGATACATATTGCCTGGGAATGGCCGCCTCAATAAGCGGCGTTATTTTCCAAACAGGCCGAAAGAGAGTGATGGCAGATTACGGCATTCTGATGTACCATAACCCGTCCGCAGGAGATGTCAATCGAAGCCCGCAACTCGACTCGATGAAAAGCTCCCTGAACAAAATCATCTCAGAGCGAAGCGGCATGGACGCCCTCGCTGTAAACAAGATGACGGACCGCGAAAGTTTTATCCAGGCAGACGAGGCGATGACCCTCGGCCTCTGCGACGAGATAGAAACCACGATCCAGATGAACACAAAAAACTTTCCGAAAGAAGCCCGCGCATATGCAGCGGAGGCCTCGAAGGTTCTAAATAAAATATTCCAACCCACAAAATCCCATATGAAAAAAGTTACCAATAAGCTCAGCCTTACTGAAGATGCAAACGAAGACAGTATCATCGAAGCAATGGCAACAGCAACAAACAAAGCCGTCGACACAGCGGTAACCAACATCACCACAGTGCTTAATAAAAAGAGCGCTGATGAATTGGCAAAGATGAAAGCCGACATGGATGACGTGGAAGCAAAACTTGCAACAGCAAAAACAGAATACGAAACCTGCAAAGCAGAACTGGATACAGCAAATGCCAGCATCGCAACAGCAACCGCCAGCGCGGCCAAAATCTTAGATGCAGCGAACGAAGCAGCAGCAAAAGAGCTGGTTGTTGGATACGTGAAACTTGGCAAGATCAAAAACGAAGCAGCCGTGATCGTTAGCTGGACAGCGAAAGCCAAAGCAGACATGGTAGGCGTAAAAGCAATGCTTGAATCAATCCCCACCAACAAAGCAGCTGTGAAATTCGAAGTTGCCAACACAACCGTTAAAGTTGAAGGTAACGCGGTAGCCGTTGCAATGGCGAAGATTGAAAACAAAATGAGCAAAAAATAATTTTACGACGGCCTCATGCCCGACCCTAACCTATAAAAACCCAACCCCAACCCTATGCCAGAGGCCTTAATTATCTCCGACACAACCTACGCAGGCGAAGTAGCCGCAGCCTTTATAACCCGTCCCGTAATTGATATGGACACCGTACAGAAAGGGTGCATCCACGTTCAGGATGGCATCAAAAAGAAATACACGATACCACGTATCGAGGTTTCTAACTTCATCCAAAAACGCGCCGCCACCCCACTCAGCCAGGGAAACATAACAGTCGATGGCCAGGTATTGCTACCATTAGACCTGATGCTGTACATAGAATTTAACCCAAGGGATTACGAACAGCACTGGTATGCTGTGCAATTAGATCCAAAACTTTTGGATCGCGACTTACCTCCGACAGCTGAGGAATTTACTATGCTTCAAACAATGAGGCGACTCAATGAATTTTTTGAGAATGCGACCTGGAGAAGCCGTTTAGTTTTTGATCCTTCCAACCCTTCAACCGTAACACCTGCTTCAAAAGGACAGGCAACAACGGACAGCGTCTATCTTTATTTCGATGGCCTTCTAACAAAACTCCTGAATGCAGCCGCAAACTCGAGCAATGGTAAAGTTACCGTTCAGGTTGGTAGCCCATTGATACTGGTAGCAGGACCCGGTGATGGCTCACATGAAAACATCAGCGCAGCATTTGCCCGCGTTTATGCCTTGGTTCCACAGGCCTTACTTTTCAAATATGGTAACAAGGGGTTGAAATTCCATGTTTCTTATTTGACACAACAAATCTACGAGCAGGATTTATTGCTGGGAACTTACAAAAACCAGGATACCACAGAAAAAGGTATCAACAGGTACAAAGGATACGATGTAGTACCTCTGGCAGGCATGACCGACAACACGATTGTTGCATGTATTTCTGCACCTGGCATGGAATCAAATCTGTGGATAGGTTGCAACTCAGATCAGGATGAAACAGGCTTACAACTTGCAAGGAAGCAGGCAAACTCAGAGTTGTTTTTCATCAAAGGACTTTTCAAAATGGACACACAAATCGGGTTCCCTGATTTCTGCGTGCTCTACACAAACATAACCGCTTAAATTAACCAAGGGTTTAATAAACCCCCACCAATAAAATACTATGCCAACAGCAAGAATCACCCCCGGAACAAATCAGGACGTAACCAGCGCCGTTCTAAACAACGACTATCAGGCACCCGTATACGCCGCAACGATTTCGCCCGTAATATTTGCCGCACGGACGGTTATAGGCCCGATAGCCTTAACAGGAGCTTTGACAATTAACCCATCTATCGCGCAAAGTTTTATTGGCGATGAGTTAGCCCTGATATTCACAAACGGAACCGCTGGAGCTCTTGTGGTGACACTCGGAGCGAACGTATCCTCTATCGGCACACTTTCAGTAGCAGCCGGTAAAAAAGGAACCATATACGCTGTTTTCGATGGCGCAACATGGGTAGAATCAGGCCGCGCAGCAACCGTATAACTCACCGGGGGCAACCCCTTAATATTTTGACACATGGGAAAAAAACACGTAGTAACACCAGAGGAACTCACTGAAAATCCAGAGCTGGCATCCAGCGGGGTCCTGGCAGGCGACGAAATCGAAATCACCGATGACACTAACCCGAATGCAGGGGATGCGCCAATAGAACCAGCGCCGGCAGTTAAAGGACCGGTTACGATGACCAACGAAGAAAGGGCCGCGGTAATTTTTGAAGCGATGCCGCACATTCACACTATATGGTTTGATGAGCAAGGCGCTTGGAGATTTTACGAAACACCCGGAAGCACGCCGATAGAAAAACCAGCAACATCAATCAACACAAACGACCTCTAAAAAAAATAAAGGATGGCATTAAATAACGTAAATTTTGTCTTAGGACAAGGCGGCCTCGGTCGACCATTGCCAGGATCGGATTACATCTCCGGTTTACTTCTTTATTCCGCTGCGCTCCCTTCGGGATTTTCGGCCAGCAATAGAATTCTAAAATTTTTCAGTGTTCAGGACGCCGTAAATGCCGGGATAAAATCCGACTTTTCAGACGAAACGAAAGCTACCGGTTCATGGACATCCACGGTCATCGGTACTAACGGAGATACAGTAACCTTAAACGTAACTGAACTTAACGCGGTAGTTGTTCCACTTGGCACTTACAAAAAGACAGCCACCGAAACCACAACAACGTTAGTAGCAGCTGCAGTAGCAGCAGCCATCAATGCAGGCACGAATACCCACGGATACACAGCACTCGCCGCCGCTGCCGTTGTTACGATCACAGCACGCAAAGGCCTCGGTATATTTTTAAACACAGGATCACCGATCACAGCGGTCTACTCTGCAGGAGCAACACTGCTCGGCACAATAGTACAATTCACCGGAGGCATAGCATCACTGCAGGCAGTATGGAATTACCACATCACTGAGTACTTCCGCCTGCGTCCGCAAGGCCAATTATTTGTGGGTATCTTTCCAATTGCTACCTATACATTCACTGAGATCACCACGATGCAAAACTTTGCACTCGGAACGATCCGCCAGATTGGAGTTTTCAAAGATCCGGCCTCAGTATTTGCCAGCGGCGACATCACTCTCATACACGGCGTATGCGCCTCACTGGTAGCAGCACACAAAGAAATAATTGCACTTTACGCGGCCGATATCTCAGCAACTCCGGACGTTTCAACAATGACCGACCTGTCAACATTAACAGCGAATTATTGCTCTGCAGTAATAAGCCAGGACGGAGCAGGCCTGGGAAGCAAGTTGTTTGCAGCATACGGCAAATCGATCACAACCCTGGGAGCACTCCTCGGAGCCATAGCCACAGCGAAGGTTTCACAATCCATTGCCTGGGTAGCGAACTTTAATATCAGCAACGGAACAGAGTGTGACACAATTGCATTTGCAAACGGCGTTCTATTTTCCAACGTTTCTGTTACCGATTCGCTGCTGACCACAATGCAGAACATGCGGTATATTTTCCTTAGAAAATTCACCAGCCCTGCAGGATCCTACTTTAACGAAAACTCGACGTCGATAGCAACGACCAGCGATTATGCATACATAGCTGATAACAGGACCATCCAGAAAGCAACCCGCGGGATTTACGGCAACGTAGTACTTGCGCTGAACTCACCGATCACCCTCAACAGCGACGGTACACTGGCAAACGAATCTATCGCCTACCTGCAGGGACTGGCAGAAAACCCCCTGATCCAAATGAAACGGGACGGCGAGCTGAGCGGAGCAACCGTAACTATCAGCGCCACACAAAACATCCTTTCTACAGGGATCCTAACGATCAACGTGAGCCTTTTACAAATCGCAACTGGACGTAATATAGTTGTGAACATAGGATACAGAATAGCTCTTTAATGCAGCATTTTTTGTATCTTATAGCATGAACAGTGGAGTATATAAAATAAGTTCTTTGATTGACAATAGGGTGTATGTAGGGAGCGCAAAAGACTTCAATAAAAGAAGCCGCTCACATTTTCTAAGGTTAAAGAAAAACGAACATCACAGTATTAAGTTGCAAAATTTTTACAACAAATACGGACGGGATGCATTGCTTTTCGAGATCATAGAAAATTGCGAAATCGAAAAACTGATTGAAAGAGAGCAACACTACATTGACACTTTAAACCCGTTTTTTAATATCCTAAGAATCGCATACAGCTCACTTGGTAGGATATCTCCTATGAAGGGGAAAAGGCACTCTGAAGAAACAAAAAAGTTAATCGGTGAGGCCAATGCAAAAAGGATGTGGAGCGAAGAAAGTAAAACAAAAAGCTCTGAATCGAAAAAGGGCAAAAAAATGCCACCAGACTTTGCTGCTAAAATAGCCCTTGTAAATAAGGGAAGAAAAAGAAGTTCGGAGACAAAACGTAAAATGAGCCTCGCAGGTAAAGGCCGGATAATACCAGAAAAGACAAGGCTGGCAATCGCAGAAGCAAACAGAAATAGAGTATTTACAGATGAAGCGAGGAAAAGAATGTCAATAGCATTAACTGGGAGATTCTGCTCAGAGGAGTCAAGAAAAAAAAGAAGCGATACAATGAAACAAACCTTACTTAAAAAGAAACTTAAATAATATGCCAACAACTTTGGTCAATGGCATCAACTATAGTTGGTCCAATATTAAATTCAATTTCTTTGGCGTACCACTGATCGGCATCACTGATATCGATTACGGGCGCAAAATGAAAAAGGATAACAACTACGGATGGGGACAGGATCCAATCAGCCGCGGATACGGCAACATTGAAAACGAAGGATCGATATCGATCTATTGGGACGAATGGCGCAAGATCATTGCTGCGGCACCCACCAACGACCCGCTTTTTATTTTACCCTTCGACATACAGGTTTTATTCGGTAGCAGCTCCCTGAACTTTAAGCAGGACACACTGAGGGCTTGCGAATTTGACGATGACCCATTCACAGCAAAGCAGGGAGAATCAAAATTTATTTTAAGACTTAAATTAACAATCGGACGCATAGAGCACACACAACCATAACGGTAACTGACACACGACAAAAAAAACACAATGACACAAGAAGAAGCAGTAAAAAAAGCCGAGGACTTATCGGTTTCCATGAGCAAAAAAGTTCATGCAATTTTTTTTAAAGAAAATAAAGACGGCGAGGAAATCGTGGGATTTATAAAAGAACCCTCACGTTCTTTAAAACTGGCGGTTCTTGACAAGGCGGTACAAGGCATGACCAGCGCAGCGGCGCAAATGCTCGACAGTGTACTTATCAAAGAAGAGTCAGATCCCCGCATTTATTCCGAACGATCTGAAGATGATGAGATTTATTTAGGAGCCGTAATGGCTGCATTGGATCTTATAAAAGTTGGACAGAATACGCTTAAAAAAAAATAGAGCAATACAGGATCGATGATGATAGTAGTGACGAGTCACGTATGGCAGCGATAATTCGTTGCCTTTTTAGTTTAGACCCCGACCTAATGACGGATGATGAATTTGCAATAGCGTGGGGGCAAGCAAAATATTTCACAGCGCTTGCTTATCAAATAAAATGGAATTAGTATGCCAGAGGTAGTTTATTCCTTATCGTTAAAAGATATGCTCTCCGGGGGGCTGGAAAAGGCGCACAGCTCAGCCAACCGCCTCGAGGAAAAAATGGGCACCCTCCAAACCCGAATCACAAATGTTGCGGAGGCTTTCGGGATTTCATTTGCTATGTACCAGGGATTCCAGGCCATACACGAAGGGATAGAAGCCTTTGAGGCTTTGCACAAATCCGAAGCCCAGCTGCAGAACACTATGGAGAACATGGGTACCTACAGCAAAGAATCCTTTGATAGGATGATCACCGGCGCTCACGACTTCGCCCAGGGAATACAATTCTCCCAACAGGAGGTAATAACCCTGCAGAGCCAGCTCGGCCTGGTAGGCAACATAGGCGAAGACGTGATGAAACGGATGGTCGCAGTTTCGGCAGACATGGCAACAAAATTCGGTATGGGACTGAGCGAATCCGGAGATCTGCTATCCAAGGCCATCAACAACCCGGAAATGGCACGCCGACTCGCAATGCGGCTAAAAATTGACCCAGGAATTATCAGGCACGTTCAGGAGCTGTACAAACAAGGGCACGTAGCCGAGGCGCAAATGGAACTGCTCGCGGTAGCCGAGGGCAAAGTAGGCGGAGCGGCGAAGGCAGCCTTTGATGCCGACCCATTGGCACAATTCAATAAAATGATGTACAACCTCCGCGTTGAGGTTGGTGAGTTGGCAACCAAAGTGCTCCGGGCAGCGCTGCCGGCACTCCACTGGATGGCAGCGAAGGCAAGAGAACTCGTCCACTGGATAAAAGAAAACAAAGAAGCTATATTACCATACATAACGACCCTCGGAACATACGTTGCAATAATCTCAGCCGTCACGGTAGTAACAAAAATATGGACTACGGCAATGAGCATTTTAAACTTTGTTTTAGCAGCCAACCCGATAGTGATTTTAATTGCAGCGGTTACAGGCTTGATTGTTTACCTGTATGATATAAATCACTCAACAGAGACATGGCAGGAATCCTTAAAAAAGCTATGGGAGATTGCCGCCAATGGCCTCAATTTACTGGTTACCGGATTTGAATCAGCCTTTGAAGACATAGTATACAACGCTAACCATTTTTGGATGGAAATGGAAGACGTCTGGAATAAAGGCGTCCATACATTAACCGGGATGACGGATCCACTGACAGAGCAACTAAAAAACCTGGAGGGCCACCACGACAAAGTGCAGAACGACTACATGAAGGCGATGCAAGCCTCCAGGGATATCATAAAAACAGACTGGTCACCGGCGCACGTTTTGATCCAGCCAGCCGACACCGTTGCACCCGGGGACATTTCAAAAAAAGGTAAGAAAACATTTGCAGGCGAAGGATCCATAAAGCCGGAAACCAAAGGCGCCAAGGGGAACAAAGTTGTTACCATCAACATCAAGATCGACAGCCTCGTAAAAGAACTGCAGGTAAAAACTACCAACCTAAAGGATAGCGCCGGCAAGATACAGGAAGCGGTCACACAGGCTTTGATGGGAGCTGTCAATAATAGTCAACTAATTGCAGAACATTAATGGAAAATCTTAGAATACCGACCGTAGGGCTCGTAGGAGCGACAGATGATGCCATCCGCCAAGGCGTTATAATATCGCACGACCTGCGCCTCCCTATACCACAACGGAATGATTTTATGGGAAAAGTAACAGTGGCAACCCCGGACGTTTCGCCGCTGACACTTTCACCACTCGGGACACCGGTAATGCAGGATATCACATTCGGATCGGTGACTTATACCGATTTCACAACCGGCAAGCAAATAACAACCAAAGCCACAAATTTTATAAATATTTTGCTGAACGTCACCCAGGCGAAGAAAATAATATGCACCGAGATCCAGGGCCGCGATGGGACCGTGAAAGAATACATAGGCCTCGACGATTTTGAGATCACAATCAACGGCTTTATTGTGGGCACTAACGGACACAACCCGACCGACGAAGTCATTGCTCTGAAAAATATGCTGATCGCCCGGGTTACGATACCCGTGGTTTGCACCTACCTTAATAACCTGGGGATTTTTAACGTGGTTATAAAAGAATTCACCCTCGACCAGGACGCCGGCGGATATTGCCGCCAAAGTTTTACCATTAGTGCGCTCAGCGACGCCGACGTGGTGCTGCAAATTTTATAAGGCATGCTAACTCCGATATCAAAAATAACTTTCACACAGCAAATCACGGCCAACTTCCCGAACAGGAAAGCCGTCATGGTTTACAACTTCGCACACGAATACAAGGTCGCTTCCTCATGGCGCGACCTTACCGATGACGGAGAGATCACTCTGCCGAAAAAAGTTACTGTTGTTGACCAGAACGGAAATCCAGTATGGGTAGGCGGCGACAATACAAACATTGGCGGATTTTCATCAACGCCGCCACTTTTCCTGCGCGGCGACAAGGTGAAAATAGAATGGGGGTACGCCTACTATGATAAAGCCGGCAATGAAATAGCCCCGCTGCAGCAAATCTTTACCGGGTACATTTCCGAGGTTACCAGCAAAAAACCATTTGTGATCAAGATACAGGACAATATGTACATCCTAAAACAGAACCCCGCTACCGGCGGAAACAATAACTTCTTTGCTGGAAGCAAGTACACCGTCGAATCGATGCTGGCAGAAATGATCAGCAACGCTGGCCTGCCATTCACAGTGAACAGGACTACCAGCACCTCGATCGGTGACTTTCGTGTACAGAACCTTACCATTTGCGAGGTGCTCAGCGAGCTGCAGAAACTTTGCCACTTTGAAGCCTATTTTAAAGGCAACGAACTGCGCATAGGTTCCCTGGTTTATTTCGACAGCGACGCCGGCCCTGCACCATATTATAAATTCAAATTTCAACAGAATATTATAAGCGACGATCTGGACTACAAGCGCAAAGATGACGTGGTACTTTCGGCCATAGCAAAGAACACCATCGAAGAAACAACGGGCAAGACCACACGGGATGGCCATGCAAAAACAAAGAAGGTAAAGCTCGAGGTTTTGGTAACCTTCCGCAACGGCAACTCCACACCGACCTATTTCGTCGCATCCAAGGACAACCCTATCCCTGCAAATGAAGGCGGTGAGCGCCGTACATTTTTTTTCATGGGCGCAAAGACAACCGGTGAACTCGAGCAGCTGGCGACAGACCAGCTGAAGAAATATTACTATACCGGGTTCCGGGGCAAGTTTAAAACTTTCGGGATCCCTTTTATGCAGTTTGGAAACAACCTCGACCTGATGGATGACGTGCTCCCGGAGCGCAATGGACGGTACAAAATAAAATCGGTGACTTACACCGGAGGAGTGCAGGGACTGAGGCAGGAAATTGAACTGGACTTTTTGATCACGGCACTGGACAGCGCAGGCAAACCAATACAATGAGCGATCGCAACATACAAGAATGCATCCAAAAGCTGGCAGGCACACACACCGACGACAAAGTGTACCTGGTAGCGGCAACCGTTGACTCGGTAGATATGCCCTCGAGGACATGCAACGTGACCACGATGACCGGGAAGCAATCAACAGCCATCGAAGGCGTGAAACTCATGCCAGAGATCGATGATGGATTTTTGCTGATCCCAACCGTAGGCTCGACCGTTTTTTTAAGTTATTCGAATTACAATGTGCCCTTTGTTGCTCAATTTAGCGCGATCGACCAGGCGCTGATCATTTCAGGAAACAGCCAGCTATCCATCACCGACCAGAAAATCCAACTCAATGACGGAAGCTATGGTGGCCTGATACAGATCCAAAAGCTCATCACGAAGATCAACAACCTGGAGAACCTGGTAAACGATTTGGCGGCCAAATTTAACACGCATTCCCACATCCTGACACTAACCAGCGGGACTGGAACCGCGGCGCCGACAGCCGCACCCGAGACAAACGTACTAACACCAACACAGCAGACGGACATAGAAAACCCGTTGATCACCCATGGCAAATAAAACAAACCAAGACCTCGCTATAATAAACAACGACCTGATTATTTTAAACGGGGATTTTGCCATTGCCGCCAGCGACGTACAGCACATTGATGACACTATAAACGCCTTTCCGGGATGGTGGAAAAATAACCCGGCGGATGGTGTCGGAATATTTCAATACCTGAATAGCGCAGGCCAGGAGCAAACGATAAAAAGAGCACTCATCCTGCAGCTAACATCCGACGGGTACCAGGTATCAAACCCCTCCGTAAGCACCGACGCTGCAGGCAATTTAAACATATCGCCCAATGCAACAATTTAACGGGGTACAAGGGCAGAGCCTGATGGATGTATGCCTCAACACGTATGGGAGCCTTGACTTCTTTTTTAAGCTCCTTCGGGATAACGGAATTGCCTCCGCAAATTCCACAGTGATCACGGGGCAGGTATTTATCTGGGATGATAGCTTGGTACAGAACCAGCAAGTCAACCAGGCCTATGCCGCCAGTGGGATTATTTACGCCACCGAAATCGGAGCATCACAGCAAACATCCGGCGATGCAATTATAACGGAGGATGGGTTCTTTATAATCAGCGAAACAGGCGGGAATGTGATTGAACAATAAGAGGGCCGCGTAAAGACGCAGCCCGGACTAACTGCTTTTAGAATAAATAAAGAAAAAGGAAGAAACAACAATAATAACAAAAATTCTTATAAAAACACTATGAAAAAAATACTCATTTTTTTAACAACCCTGATCTGCAGCACCGCGGGATTTTCACAGGTCAAGATCTCCGATATGCCGACATTTACCGGCAACCCCTCCGGGAGCTGGGTGCCAATCGTTGTCGCCGGCGTTAACCGGAAAATTGATGGTGTTTATTTTGGGTATAATAAACTTGATCTCATTTTTAGGAAGATTGGCACCGACAGCTTATTCTCTACCATTAACGGCGTTAATACTTTTGTCACCATGATTGACACCTCCACCGCAGGCAGTCAAAGTTTTAATTCAGTGACCGCAATTGGAAATACTTCTAACCAAAGTATCATAGTACACAACACAAACGGCATAGACGTTCAGGATGCAGGATTTCCTCATACTCATATGTACCCAAATGAGGTAGGCGTTGCGGACGTTCATAGTGTTTTCTTACACACAGCCAATATGGCCTATGTGAATAATGGATTTACAAAATTTATTACGCCATTAGAAGGGACGCTAACTGTAAATAGCACGAATTCTTTTCCAAAAACTAGCGGCACGCTGGTCACATCCGTTGGAGGAAATACTGCCGATTCAAATGGTAATATATCATCCGCCGGTTCAGCCACCAAACTAACCACCGGAAGAACCATATCCATAACCGGGGACGTAACTTATACCAGCCCCGCCTTTGATGGTACTGCAAATGTTACCGCGGTCGGGACGGTTACTCAAATCAACGGCACCAACTTGTCCGGTTTAGGAACCGGCATAGTAAAAATTGCAGCCGGCATACCTGCTATTGCTGCCAATGGCACTGATTACTTATCCCAAACCGGAACCGCAACCGGCGTGACAAATAAAGCATTTACAACGGGTAACTCAGCCGTGACACAGGCATTAACTGATAGCACAACTAACCTGGCAACAACCGCACAAATAAAACTGGACTCGATAAGAGCAGAACACATTTACGGCGGACGGGTAGATAGTTCGCATTTATTCGTAAGAAACCTAAATTTAAAATACCCGCTAAGGGCCAACGCAACAAACGATACAGCGTACCTTAATCAAAGCTGGCTGGACAGCTCCAATCTTATTCTTACAACAACGGGATCATCCGGCGCGGCCAATATGAACCAGGCAACAAAGACTTTAAATATCCCCAATTATTCGGACAGTTCCACACGTAAAAGCAAAATCTATGGCCTTTTAGGGTCGCAGATAAAAGCAGAGCCTATAAGCGGCGACCTATCAATGCAGAGCAACGCGATTGCTTTAATCTCGGGTACAGCCCGATACATAGTGGTTTACCTACCCAGCCAGCAAACTATAACCGGTGTAAAATGGTTTCAATCTGTATTAGGTTCATATACTGCAACTGGTTATAATGGGATCGCATTGTATTCTTTAAGTGGCGGCACTCTTACATTAATAGATTCAACTGTAAGAGACGGAACAATATGGCAGACCGCAGCCTCGGCGACCTGGGCCAGTAAGGCATTCCCGTCAACACATTTGCTTAATGCCGGAGTCTATGTTGTCGAACTACTTTATATAGAATCAGCACAAACAACAGCCCCACAAGTAGGAGCTTACGCCAACGCCACTGCGGGGGCTACACAGATCGGAGATTTTACAAATAGCAATAAATTAAACAGCGCTGAAGTTAGCGCTACCCTCCCACATGCAACCATAGCGATGTCGGCACTTTCGGTCAGCGGTAACATGTTTTATGTCGGAGTTTACTAAACAAAAAAAATGAAAAAAATATTTGTATTCACAGCGATTTTCTTATTTGTTTGCGCCCATGCCTTCTGCACGAACTGGTACTTTGCCGCATCCGGGAGCGATGCCGCTGCAGGAACCATCGGCGCCCCATGGCAAACCATTACAAAATTCAACTCAATAAACGGAAGTGAAGCCGCAAACGACTCCTTTCTTTTTAACCGCGCGGATATTTTTTATGGCGCGATGATCATCGCCAGGTCTACCATTAACATCGGCGCGTACGGTACAGGAGTGAACCCGAACATAACAGGGTTTACAACGGTGAGCTCCTGGACCTCGATCGGAACCAACCTATGGGAAAGCTCGTCAGCAATGTCTACGCTGGCCACATGCACCCTGGTTACAATTAACGGAGTAAATATGGCCAATGGAAGATACCCAAATACCGGGTACCTCCCGTACCAAACTTTTACGACCTCCTCCATTACATCCAGCAGTCTAACCGGATCCCCGAATTGGAGTGGCGGAACCGCAGTAATAAGGAAAAATAATTACTTTACTGACAAAACCACGATCACATCACAGGCGACAACTGTATTAAATTTAGCGTCTAACCCTTCCGGGATAAGTGGCACCGCTAACTATGGTTTTTTTATTCAAAACGACAGCCTTGCACTCGATACAACAGGGGAATGGTATTACAACCCTTCAACAAAAAAGCTAAGAATTTACAACACTACTTCGCCAACTAACGTACAAGCCACCACGCAGGATACGCTGGTTTACATGAGTGGCCGAAATTTTATCTCGTTCAGTAATATCAACTTCACAGGATCCAACACAGCAACCATACTTTTTAACACCTCCACAAACCTAACCGTTTTAAATTGCCAGCTTAACTATGCAGGAATCGACGCCATCCTTCAGAACGGCGCGAGCTCGGACGCCCCGACTATACAAGGGAGCTACATAAATAACACCGGGAACAATGCTATTTTTTTGGGAGCGGGGGGCACCAACCATTATATCGGATTTGATACCATAAAGAACAACGCCACCATTCCAGGTACCGGGAGCTCGAGCGGATCTACCTATATCCCGATCACAGTAAATGCGCTGGGCACGATTGAAAATAACTGGATAGACTCTTGCGGCCACCACGGCATTGTTTGGAATAATTCCAATGAAGACATAAGGAAAAACAAGGTGTCTAATTTCAACATGGTTAAAATAGATGGCGGCGGAATTTATAGCTATTTCGGGATAGTTAGTGGAGGGGGAAGCACAAGGACAAATCAAAAAGTTGATTCTAATATTATTTTAAACGGGATTGGATCAAACGTTGGAACCACAAATTCAGGGGCTCCGATCTGTCATGGCATATACCTGGACGGATTAACCTCAAGTGTAGAAGTTTACGGGAACACATGCGCCGCCAACGCTTTCTCCGGAATTTTCGTTAATAGCGCAGACTCATTGATAAATGTACACGACAATACCTGCTACGACAACGGAATCCAGTTTCTAGTTTACTCAACCGTTTCAACATTGCCAGATAAACTTTTAAGCGTTAAACACAATAAGTTTATTTCTAAAACCTCTACAGAGTACGCTGCCAGTTGGAATACATTCCAGGCCGTTACCGACATCTCAACATTCAGCACAGCGGCAAACACAGATACTAACTACCTGGCACGCCCTATCGACGACAATCTGACTATTCAAATTACCTCTAATAATTTTGTTTCGCAAAGTAACAACACACTTGCTCAATGGGTGGCTTATTCGGCATTTGATTCGCACTCATCTAAGTCACCAAAAACGATTAGCACAACAGCAGATCTCGACTTTGAATATAATTCTACAAGCTCACCCAAAACCGTCTCCCTTCCTTTTAATTACATGGACATAACCGGAGCGACATACAATGGATATGTTACCGTGCCAGCTTACGGATCATGGGTAGGCATTAAGAATGGAGCAATTATAGGAAGCCAGATAATAAACTTATACGGCAACTGGAAACTAAAAAACATTTTGCCGTGAGAAAACTACTCACCATATTACTACTTCTCTTATCGCTGCGGTCAAAAGAGCAGAGTTACGTATTACAATGGACAGCGTCCGGACAAGTGAAAGATAGCGTTCAACAAAGTACGGACAGCATTCATTTTTCCACCATTTCAGTTATTAATGGCGGCGTAGATAGCTGCGTGGTTCCTAACGCAACTTATTATTACCAGATCAAAGCTAATACTTTAAAGAGTAATGTACTTCTTGTTACAGCAGTTCACGGCAAGATCAAAAATATTTCAGCCGTTCAATATGGTAGCAACTTAATAAGAGTATCGAGTAAAGAACCTGTAAAAATTTATAATTCGGTAGGGCAACTGCTTACTGAAGTAACCGGAGAAAGTTATGTGCAGGTATCGCACGGTATCTACTTTATTGTGAGCGCAGATGATTCAAAAGAAATATTTATACAATGAAAATGACATTCCTGTTTTTACTGCTAACCTGCGCTGGGTGCGCCGCTTCCAATAAAATACATTTCCAAAGAATTCATAAAAAGGAGTTTATTAAAAAGGAGGCACTTAAATAATGGACAACAGTTTCACAAACCTGCTACTGGTAATGCTGATCACCCTGATAGGGTATATCGGCAAAACGCTTTATTCTGAGTTGAAAGAGTTTTCAAAAAAGATTGAGGACATAATAATTGCGGATGTAAACACAAGGAAAGATGTAGCGCAATTGCAAAAAGATGTTACTGATCACGAAGAGCGGATCATCGATTTAGAAAAAAAATAAAAATATTATGGCACAAAAAAACATCTGGGAGCGCATAACGAGCGAAACTCCCCTGCTATTTAAACGGGTGATAAATATATCTCTCGCAGCTTCTGCAGCCTCCGTGGCGGTATTGGCCTCCCCCTGGCACATATCGGCATACATTCACACGATCTGTGAGCACATAGCCGTGGCTGGAGTAATTGCTGCAGCGGTAAGTAAAACAACGGTTGTGGATCCAAACAAACCAACAGTATGAGAAAGTATTTTTTAATCGCTTTAATCGTGTGCGGGTGCGCAACCGCCAAAGACAACAAAGCCGTGAGCCGCGTAATAAGTAACCCTGCGCTAACGACTAAAGTGGGCCGGGTTTGGGAACGCGCTAACCCCTGCACGGTTGATACCATAATTACTTTTAAAGATGGGGTCGCGACCGTAACTTATGATACGCTCCCCGTTAATACGATAGTTTACGATACCACGTTTAAAAAAATTCCTGTAACTGAATACAAAACGATTTTAAAGACCGTAAGCACAACCGATACTATCAAGGTAATGCAGACGGACACACGAAGATTATATCTGGCATTACAGGACAATGCAACCCTACAGGGCAAGTATGAACAGCTAACGCAGAGTTTCAGCGAAATCAAAAAGAGCTCCAATAAAAAAAGCTGGTACATAGGAGGATTGATAGCGGCGCTATTGGTGGGAATTTTCTTTAAGATTAAAAACATTATATGACCGGAGATCAATTAACACCCTCACCCAACTGCCTCGCCTTCATAATGAAAGAGGAAGGTTGTGTTTTACATTCGTATCAGGACAGCGCTGGCGTCTGGACAATTGGATGGGGCAGCACCATGTACAAAACCGGCAAGCGCGTAGGACCAGGTGAAACCATCACCCAGGCACAGGCCGACGATCTGCTCAGCTGGGAGATAGGCAACAAATCTCCTTCAGTTTCGGCATTCACCAAAGGAGTTATCCTGACCCAAAATCAGTACGACATGCTGGTTGATTTTGCATACAATGCCGGCATCGGCGCCCTGCAGAATTCAACCCTTTTAAAAAAGCTCCGGTTCAATCCAAACGATTACAGCATACGCGACGAATTTGCCAAATGGAATAAGATCCACGTAAACGGAAAGGTGGAAATTTGCCCTGACCTAACCGGAAGGCGTAAGAGAGAAAGTGACATATACTTTACATTACGATGAAAATATTACTTCTTCTATTGGTTACTTCTACATGTTTTAGCCAGAATGTTTTTCATGGCTGCCCGCTAACTGGAGACAGGTCCATATCCGCAGACACTTTAAAAAATCGTTGGATAATTCCTGCCTCGTACAATAAGATGCAACTAAGTTATCTCCTTAATTTAAAGAACAACTCTTTTAATAGCACGGCACCCGTTGAAATTGAAGGCTATATTTTAGAAGTAAAGGATGGTGGCCTCGAATCAACCAATTGCCATAGTTCAGTTTATAAAGACACTCATATTTATGTTGTCAATAACCCTAATGAAAAAAGTAAGGCTAACGCAATGGTTGTTGAAGTAACACCACGCCTTCGTGAAAAAATGATTGATTGGACAACGAAAGGATTAAAATCATTTGTTGGCAAATACGTTGTAATTGACGGTTATCTTTTTTGTGATTCAGAACACAAACAGAATAGTAAAGCAGATTCACCAAAAGGGGGTAATATTTGGCGTTCAACTTGTTATGAAATTCATCCTGTAACCGGTATTAAATTTTAGCTCTTTTCTCATACATAGTTTTTTTTCTTGTGCAGTCAACACACGGCCCGGCGTTTCCACGCTGGGCATTTTTTCTCCACCAATGCCCGTGAACGCCCGCCGCCATTGCAATGTTAGAGTCCCAGCCAGATCACACCAACGGTTCACTTCAAAGCTGCTACC